GACTAGATTATCCACCATCAATCAAGTCAGGAACTTCTCTCGTTACTTTGATGAACATTCCAGAAACATTTTCCTCAATAATCTCATCAATGATATTTTCCATAGCTAGTCTCTGGTCTGCATCAGAAAGTTCTAATGAACCAAACGATAAGCGACCGAGCAGGGCTGTGGAGTGGTAGCCTGCCTGCTCGTCAAACACATACCAGTTCATGAAGTCGTCGAACGGATTGTATGGGTTGTCAATTGTACTGAGCATTGACTCTATCATGACCCACCTTCCGTTGTTGCAAGATCAAGCGTGGATAGAGAGACACCTAGTTGTCTAGCAACTTCAGCACGAGTGTACCCAGAAGCAAGCATGCTCTGTGCTCTACGTGTCTTAGCTGATGTCATCTTCTTCGCAGTCTTAGGTTGTGCTAACTCTCTAACACGATCCATGTCAGCATGCAAAAGAATCTCAGACAACATTGTATCGCTGATTGCTCCAGCCTGAATAGCTTCCCACTGTCTATCAGTTAAGTGAATCCGATTCTTCTTGGCCCCGGTTCTAGTGCGTGCTGCATCCAAAGCCTGGGCCTTTAACTTCTTCTCACTAGCGAAGTCCATCTCTGGAGCCGAAGCTTTCTTCGCCTGAAAGACAGTGTTGCCGATGATCTGTGCACGACGTTCAAGGGGTGCGTTACGCTGAGCTAAGTCTAAAGCAGCCCGGAGGGAGATTACCTCATCTGCATACACCTTCTTAGCCGATGCTGATTTACTAGCACGGGGGGTGTTAATTGCATCTAGCCTAGCCCGGTTCGCTAAAGCTTTAAGCCTATTCGAGTGATCAGCATAGAGATTCTCCATGCGTGTGTTAGAAGAAAGAGTGTGCGCATCGTCAGTAATCTCGAGACGCTTACGCTTGACTAACTTCGGTTCACCCGTTCTGTAATTGGTTTCACCAGTCTCAACAAAGACTAATGCCCCAGTCTCTTTGTCTATAGGCCCGCCATCTTTAGCTAACCTCGGCTTCGTCTTTGGAACACGCACTTCAGCCTTAGCTCTTGAGATGAGCGTTGATGCTCCACCACTAGAACCATCGGCTTTAGATTGATACTTAGCTCTCAGCTCTTTAATGTTTTCTCGACGTTCAGATTCTCTGTAGTTGAGCCTATGCTTTTCAGCATCAATGACAACCATAGAATGACGAATCGCTCGAGCCAACTCTTGTCGACTGGCCTGTCGAAGTGTCATGTCTGTAATCAGGTTAGAGATCCGACCCATCTCTTTCCCTTTTTGGGCTGGAGTCATAACCTTCATACCTTCATACTCTGGATACATCGTCTTAGGGTTGAAGTTCTTGAGTCCTTCAAGCATTGGGTCAGCTTTTATCTTACCCTTGCCATTAGGAATTACAAGTACTGTGTCTCCATCAAAGTCTGCACCAGATAGATGCTCGGCCACACTATGATGGATTCCAACGCCATCTTTGGCATCCTTAAGTAACCGACTAGCCTCTCGATTCCGATTGTTAACTGTGAGTTCTGGGATCTCAAACTTCCCACCATGAGGGTATCGGATGAGAGCAACCCGAGTTCCATTGTCATAGTTAGGCGCAAAGATCTCTGTCGGCTTCATCGACGAAACAGGTAGAATCACATTCCAGCTTTGATTCGGAAGACTTGCTGCCTTGAGGTGAACGGCCGAAGAATCGCTTCCTTCTGCAAACTCCATTAGAAGCTTCTTACGAACCGTAGGATTAGTGAGTTTAGAAATCTCCTCAAACTCATTCATCTTACGCTCGTATGTCATGTCGAGCTGTTCCTTAGCCAACTTCGGACTCTGCTTAGAGAGGACCTGAGATGCTATACTCTTAGACCACTTGCCCCAGTCACCTTCCTCATTAACGATGTTCACAACTGACGTGTTTATTCTACGTTTCCCAGTTGGGTCGGATGGGTCAGGGGCTGTAAGTTGATTCCTAATTACAGCGCCAAAAGGATTATCAGAATCCTTCTTAAGTTCCTTCAGAGCGTCAAGATGGTTCCCGGTTGATTCTTTATTGGTGTTGAACAAGATGTCAACACCCTTAGGAAGGTCATCTTTATAGATCGCCATTCCCTTTAGGTAGTGATCGTTGCCAACCTGTATCCGAACCTGAGCATACTTTGAATTCCCAAGCGAAATGTCTGGAACGCCCGGGCGTATGAACATTACACCATCTGCCTCAGATCCACCCTCAGAACCATAGCGAACACCAACACGCTTAGGGTCCAACACGAGCGGAGGAAGCATGCCAAGTGTACCTTCACCGACATCATTCAATCGCTCATTAACAAGTCGAATCTTATCCTTATTTCGAGCAACCTCGCCCCACGTTGTCCCCGGCTTCGCTAGAACCTTTAGCTTAGTGTCAAACTGCGTTCCAAGCTGAGGCAGAGGTATACCACTAAGAACCTCATACCCATCTTGCTTAAGAACGCTAAGGGCAACTCGCATCCGTTCGGGGCTCACGCAAAGGTAATTCTCTGTTCCTGCGCCGACATCAATGAATCCGTGCTTATCGACTTCTTTCTTAAGAATAGCAGCAGTCGTCTGGATTGTATCTGCTGTGTCTTTAGCTCCAGGGGCAAGAAGTGTACGAACATAAGACTCGCCACGACCACCAAGTCGCTCACCAATAGCTCGGTCCGACCAACCCTTTGCCTTAAGGGCTTCTGCGGTGGATATATGCTCTGCCTTACGCTCAGCATTTGCAGTGGATCGAACTGCTCGGTACTCGGTAGTTGACATACCAAAAGCCTTAGCGATTTCGGTATCGCCTAGACCTTTTGCCTTTAACTCGGATATAACATCAAGAAATTCTTTGTTGTTCTTAGCAACAACGTCGCCTCCGCTACCCCAAGGATAACGTCCAGACTTGCGTGGAGTTCCATAATGCGCAAAATAGTTATCTTCGTCCATCTTCATTCCAAGACACTCCCTTCTCAATAATCGTCAGAGTTACGCATGAGTTCAATCTGATTGTCGAAGTATACGATCTTTTCCATTATGTCTAATATGACATCTGGGTGTGGATCAAATACACGGATATCAGCTCCTTGATATATGCGAAGTTCAATCTCAATATCCGAAGGAACCATATCATATTCTAAACAAAATATGGCCGCATAAATCTCGAGTTGTTTCTCTTTTGTAGGGGTGATACCCGTTTTAAGATCGTGAATACGAAGTTTACCTCTACGAAAACAGATTGTGTCTGCAGTCCCAAAGCAATTCCGAGAATATACAAGAGGCTGTTCACACAGCATCTTATAACCTATTCCATCATTAACATAAGTAGAAATAGAAGCGTTGGCTTTAGATAGCTTAACCCCTAAACGAATTGCCTCATGCGCAAGATTATGCAAGTCTGTTCCTCGGCGAGCTGCTTGCATGGCAATAAATCTAGACTCTAACTTATCGTCTGTGTAATTTACCCAACTATAATTAGATGGGCTCAAAAAGGCGTGGCTGCCTTGCAATTCCGAATGCTTGTTGAAGAGCATCCAACACCTCTCCCTCATTCTCAGGATATATGCATGCGGCGAAAGACATACCATTCAGCATATCAAGATAATACTGTTGGTTAGGCTCAAACGACTCATTAATAGACCGTTTAACTTCCAACATAGCCCATCGATCATGGAATAATATGAGAAGATCTGGTATTCCCTGAATATATGAAGAGTCATTCTTAATCACAAGAGCCCCAGGTAAATACTTAGAAATCTTATGAATAAGCCTGTTCTGATATTCTGCCTCTCTCATATTACTCCCCTGTTATCGGATTCCCCGAAGATCATGAAGACGAATGTGTAGTTTATCAAGATTCGTTGTACGATTCCAAGCGCCCCACTGAGTCACAATGGTTGGCGTTTTAGTCTTCCGAACCGGGGCACCATTGTTAATGGTCTCGCTGCCGTAACCACTTCGATCAAACAACTTTATACCATAGTCTGATGCAGCTTTCGCAAGAGCAGCGCATTCTCCTCCAAGAGCGAACATAGCCTTATACGACTCGCTTTCGGATGGAAGATAGAATATACCGCCGGCCTCTGGCCCATTCGTCAAGGTGCCATCCGCTCCTACATAGTCACTTAACACCATACCTAATCGATGTGGGGCATTCCGACTATTACGATCCCATATCACAGAAGATATAGCTGTCTCTGTTGCAGTGACACTATCTCCTTCAACAAGGACCCCATCTTTCCACACACCCCAACCTAATGCCTGATTAGTGACTGGGGTATCTGGAGCATGTTCATCGAACTGAATAAGCTCATGAACTTCTCGTGTTACTGGATCGAATATACACACATGCCTGTCGCTTGCTACGTTGGGGCCACCACAATGCTCATATCGACCACTTGCGGGCAGAGGCACGTTGGCATATTGATTCTGGAACCAGGGGTATCCATACGAAACAGATCGAGTAATCAAGATTCCATTTTCCACTTTAGCATATTGCATGGGTTCACCATTATATGACCCCATCCAAAGCGAAGAGCTATGCTTAAAGACGTCTTTGGTTGTATCAACCACATACGACTTATTTGTTGCTATGTCAACAAACGTCGAGGTTGGAAATTCGAACGAATCCTTGATAGATGCTCCTACTAAAGTTCGATCTTTCCATACGGGCACCATCTCTCCGTCTGGCTGTTTCCAAAATTCCCAACCAGTGTTGCGATGCGCCGTCTCACTCCAGTAATCAGGATTCCCCCCATAAAACATGGAAAGGAAAAACCTTGTCCAGAATGGTTCTGCACCAAAGTCCTTATTCGCTACCGGCATAGCCCCTCCAGTCAAAAACTGAATGAAGTGTGTGAAATGACACACTCCTCCTATTAGATAAGTTGTAGAATGTGAGACATTATACGTGATACAACGAAAAGACGTGGAACGATGGAAACACAGGTTTACCAGATATGGTTGAATTCTGAATATCTTTGAATAGCTGCCCTGTCTCTAATCCGGCCTGAACGACTGTAGGATATAGAAGTCCTGTGGTTTCATCTATAACTGCTCGCCCAAAGAAGAATTCATCATACTCCACAGGAAACTGTCGTGCATACATCTGAGCAAACCATCCTGGACGCCACTCTAGGTTAGATGCATGAATATGGTTCTTGTTTCCATCTTTAACTATTACCGTATCACAATCCGCTAAGCCATCTATACCTTGTTCGTATGGGTAATCCACGAAGGCCTCAGCCACAAGTACTCTCAGAGCCCGTGTAGTGCGTTCTCCGGAGTTATATAGCGAAACCTTCAGATCCCCTTGCATCGTACGGCTCGGCGCTAAGAACGCCTCTGAGCGGGAGCTGTGACTCTACCGTACGAACTTATCGAATATCCCTCATGATTTACTATGTCTGACCACGTTTCATCTACTCCTATATCATTTAAAGACATATCATACCCTTCTGTTCTTGAACCGTCATATTTCCCGTCAAATTTGGTAAATTTCGAGGGTAAAAGACTTTTGTAGAAAACGTACCTTATACGTCATATCCTATTACACTATACACCCACAAAAGCGCGTATAAGGTATAATATATATAAAACTTCTTGAACCCTAAAATTGTAA